AGCAAATAACTATTACGAAACACAAAAATTAACTACAGAATTTGTTGAAAAAATTAGAAGTAATCCTAAATTTTATGAAAACTTTGATGAAGACACTCTTACTAATCTAAAAGCAAGACTTAACGCTGCCGAAGAAGGTAGTGATGAATTTAAGAAAGCAAAGTTTGATTTAAACATTGCAGTAACTGAAGCTATAGAAAATAGTGGTATTAATTTAAATAAGATGGCGACAGAACTTGTAGAAAATTCTATTAAGGACACTCGACAAATACCAGCTTTTTCTCCTCAAATGTCTAAAAATCCAGCAGCTCATAAAAAACAAGCTATTTTAGATTTGGTTGAATCAATAACAAAACCAACAACAGTTAAAGTCCCGGGTTTAGTACAAAAAACTAATAATGGTAGACCAGTAATAAATAGACAAGGTCCCGTTATGGAGAACATAGATTTTGATGGCAGTATTAATTCTATCGATAATTTAAATATACTAAAAGCACGGCTTGGTAAGAATGCGTATGGTGAAGAAATAGCTTTTTTAGAAGATAAGGTAAAACAAAATGAAAAAACATTTAATGACTTATTAAAAAAGGATACTGTTGAGTTTGGTCCTGCTAAATTTTTAAAACTGTCGCAAGAGTTAAGAAAAAAACTTACGGATAAAAAACTACAAGATGTTTTTCTAAGAGCGATGAAGCATGAAGCGGATGAAATGATGATAAACGGAAACAGACCTGTATTTAAAGAGGATCTTTTTAAAAACGCTCCTTTTCCTAATTTAAAGAAAGCAGGTCAGTTCTTAGCTAGAAGTAATATAGAACAAGCCATCGAAGATGGTAAACAATTTATTGCTTTCCCATCAAGAAGAGACTATGCAATAGTAAGACAAAGGAGTGGACCAGGAGAGTTTGAAGCAGTCTTCGGAAAAAATTTAGATAATGTTTTAAAAGAATATGCTAAAAAAGGTGCTATACTTAAAAATCAAACTATATCGGCAGCAGACAAAGCAACTATTTCAACAACTATAGCAAGAGATCCTATGAGAGTTTTGGATTTAAGACCCTTGTTAGGGAAGAAGAAAGAAGCTATACCTAGAATGGCTATGGGTGGCTTATTTGAAAAATTTAGAAAGGCTGGATAATGGCAATAGAACCTAGACAAATAGCAGGAATGGTAGAAGGCTCAATGGGAGCAGGGGGTCAAATGATGCCCGAAGAAGATAGTCTTCAGATTGAATTACCAGAAACAGCAGAACAATTACCCGAGGGTATCGAACTAGCAGATGAAGAGGCAGTAGAAGTTGAAACCGAAGAATATAGACATGATGCCAATCTCGCAGAGGTTCTTGACGATGACATTCTTGGAGAACTATCATCTGATATACAAGCTAAGTTTCGTGAAGACTTAGAATCTAGAGAAGATTGGGAAGAAGCCATATCTAAAGGATTAGGGTTACTTGGTATAAATTACGAAGATCGAAGTGAACCCTTCTTAGGGGCAAGTGGTGTAACTCATCCATTACTAAGTGAAGCCGTAACACAGTTTCAAGCACAGTCATACAAAGAGATGTTACCAAGTGGAGGACCTGTAAAGACTCAAGTTCTTGGAGCACCAACACAAGAAACTGAAGCACAAGCTCAGCGTGTAGAAGATTTCATGAACTATCAGATTACTGAAATCATGGAAGAGTATGACCCAGACACTGATCAAATGCTATTTTATTTGCCGTTGACGGGTTCTACATTTAAAAAGATTTACTTTGATGAAACCAAACAGAGAGCCGTTTCCAAGTTTGTTCCAGCAGAAGATATGGTTGTTCCGTATTCAGCTTCTGATTTAAGAACAGCAGAAAGGGTTACACATGTAGTTAGAATGTCATATAATGATATTCGCAAACTACAAATAGCAGGAGTATACAGAGATGTTGAACTATCTGAAACAAACGATGGCGAAGATGAAGGAGCTATCAAAGAACGTTCTGATGAGTTGTTGGGATTACGTCCAAACTATTCTGATGACTCTTATACCTTGTTGGAATGCCACATGGACTTGGATTTGGAAGGTTTTGAAGACAAGGATATGGCGGGGAATCCTTCGGGTCTTATGTTGCCTTATATTGTCACCCTTGATCAAAGTTCTGGAAAAGTGTTATCGATTTCTAGAAACTTTAGAGAACAAGACCCATTAAAAAGAAAGAGACAATATTTTGCTCATTTCAAGTTTTTACCAGGTTTTGGCTTCTATGGTCTCGGTTTACTACACACAATCGGTGGTTTGTCTCGTGCAGCCACATCAATTTTAAGGCAGTTAATTGATGCAGGTACGCTCTCTAATCTTCCGGCTGGTTTTAAATCTCGTGGTGTTCGCATTCGTAATGATGATGAGCCTCTTAATCCTGGGGAGTTTAGGGACATCGATGTCCCAGGCGGAGATCTCAAGAACTCAATCATCCCATTGCCATATAAAGAGCCATCAGCCACACTAGCACAACTTTTAGGTGTTGTTGTTGACTCTGGTAGACGTTTTGCACAAGTTGCAGATGCAAAAACTGCTGATGTTAACTCGCAAGCTCCCGTTGGAACGACTGTTGCCTTGATAGAACAAGGCTCAAAGATCATTTCAAGCATACATAAGCGTCTACATTACGCTCAAAAGCAAGAATTTCGCATGTTAGCCGAGATTTTTAGTGAAAATCCAGTACCATACCCTTATTTTGTTGGAAATGTGCCTCCAGAGACGATGCAAGCCGACTTTGATGGTCGTGTGGACATACTTCCGGTGTCAGATCCAAACATTTTCTCTATGGCACAACGATTATCACTGGCTCAAACACAATTACAACTGGCTCAAGCAGCTCCACAGATACATAATGTGAATGAAGCGTACAGACGGATGTATGATGCCTTGGATATTAAGAATATTGAGGCTATTTTACCACCGAAGCCTGAACCTAAACCGATTGATCCAGCGACCGAGAACGGAAATGCTATGAAAAACATGCCATTACAAGCATTTCCAGAGCAAGATCATGAAGCTCATGTTAGAGCACATATATCCATGTTATCTAGTCAAACATCACAAGCAAATCCACAAGGATACATTATGTTACAAGCTCATGTGCAAGAACATGTGGGCATGATGGCTAGAGATCAAGTGACTACGTTCTTTCAGAAGACAATTCAAGAGGCTCAAGCTAGAGGCGAGCAAGTTCCTCAAATAGATCCAGCGTCTGTTGAAGCGGCAATCGCTCAACAAGTTGGTGAGATTCTAAATGAGATAATGCCTGCTCTACAACCACCAAAACCAGAAGATCCGTTGGTAGAAATCAGAAAGAAAGAGCTAGAAAATGATACTGCCGAGCTAGAACGTAAGACAATGAACGATCAAATGGATTTTGCAATTGATCAAGCTAAATTACAACAAGCTTATGAGTTAGCTCAACAAAGACAAAAGCTACAAGAGAATATTGCCGATGATAGGAACGATGTGAACATCTATCGTATTAATACTGCGGCATCTTTGAAAGGTAAGTAACCTATGATATAATCTGGATATGGATCCAGTAACTATATCATTAGCCGTTGGCGTGGCATCAAAAGCTTTTAGTGCAATCAAGCAAGGATTTGCCGTGGGTCGTGACATTGAACAAATGTCAGGTGACATTGGACGTTGGATGGGAGCTATATCAGATGTGGATCATGCAGAAAAGCAAGCCAAGAATCCTCCCTTGTTTGGAAAACTTTTTAAAGCAGGTTCTATTGAGGAGGCGGCAATGGCTGCGTACGCTGCAAAAAAGAAACTTGAGGAGCAAAGATACGAACTCAAGATGTTTTTGAATTTAACTCATGGACCACAAGCCTATGATGAATTGTTGCAGATGGAAGGTCAGATTAGAAAACAACGTCAACAAACAATTTATAAACAACAACAGATGAGACGACAGATAGGTGAAGGTATTGCTTGGTTGTTTCTTGCTCTAGTAATGGGTGGATTTTTATTATTATTAGCAAGTTTGTTTTCCAGTAAAGCATATGGTAAAGATTACACATATGTGCCAAAGCCATACACGAAACAACAATTACAGAATCAAGGTAAAATTGAGAAAAAAAAGTATACAACATGTCGTTTAAAAAAAAGAATAAAATCAAAAACGGGACAAATGGCTTGTATTTATATAGGTAATAATAGAACTTATGAGTTAATGATTGAGAGTTGGTGCCCAAAGCAATACAAATGTCGATATAATCCGTGGGGAAAAGAGCCGAATATCGATGATGTCATTGATTCGTTAAACAATGCAACGAAAGGTAAATAAATGGAAAATATGGTATTAGATGCGTGGAATGATTTATCGTACCTAGAAGGTATACTGTTTACATTTTGGCTTTTTATCTTATACTATGGTAAGGTTTGGATAGACAGCAGATTTTCCAAGAAGGATTGCAAATGTTCGCAGCGTTAATTGGACCTATTGCAAATCTAGCGACTAGCTGGATGGACAATAAGGTTGAGAAGACAAAGGCAGAAGGCAAAGCTAAAGTTGCTACTGTTATGGCTAAAGCTAAAGTTGCCGAGAGAGTTGCAGCTGGCGAAGTCGAATGGGAAAAGTCTATGGCTGACGCTACTGATGGATCCTGGAAGGATGAATTTGCCTTAGTTGTCCTACTTTTGCCTGCAATTTTGGTCTTCATTCCGTCATTCACAGAATATGTAAGAACTGGTTTTGAAGTATTAAACACTCTACCAGATTGGTACCAGTATCTTTTATTTATAGCGGTAAGTAGTTCATTTGGAATTAAAGGTGTAGGACAAGCTATGAAACTTATGGGAAAAAAATAATGAGTGGTATATTAGAACAAGCGATACAATATTTACAAACTCAACAACAAGCCATGCAATCTATGATGGGTTCTGGAGGAGGTTCTTCTGGAGGCATTGGAGATCTTTTTCCACAAACACCAATGACAGGAGGGGGACAGACACAATCAGTATCTCAACCTTCAACAATGGAAGTTCCAACACCACCAGTGACACCACCAGTGGCAGCACCTCCAGTGACAACAACAACACCAGTAACAAATACAACTCCAGTATCAACACCACCTGCACCAGTTTCTACTCCTACTCCTAAATCTATTACGGATCTTCCATTTACAGAGGTGACTACAATGCCCGTACCACCACCACCTGCAAATCTTGGAGATCTTTTAAAAGGCATTGCTCCTAAAAGACCACAACAAACTCCTCAAGAACAATTTGCTAATACTGATATCGACTTAGGTTTTTTTGATTCTGACGAGTATACGCAATCTCAAGAAGGCCCACAGACTATGGATATGGGTTATACAAGTGACTATGGTTTCGGTTCTGGCTTATCTAGTTCAAGAGGTGGAGCACAAGATCGAGCTTATGAAGACTATTTAAGAAGAACTGGTCAAGAAGACATGATAACTAGAGAGCAAATAGCTCCAACTACTCCACAACTATCAGGTGGTCCACCAGCGTTTAACAATTTTAATTTTTTAGATCAAATGAACCAAGGCGATATAGCCAGAGAACCTGCACTTTCTCCATACCAGCAAGAACTATTTAGCCAAAGGTTAAATCAAGATTTACAACGTAAAGGAGGAATATCAGGGCTTGGTCAAATGGGACTTGGAGGAGATCCAAGATTTGCAGGACTTGGTCAAATGGCGGGACGACCCGCAGGTCTTGGTCAAATGGATCAAGCAGACCAGATGCGAATGATACAAATGTTTAAACAACGTCAAGCATTACCAGCACAACAATTTGTACCACCAGGAAGATTCCCACAGCCACAACCTTCATCGATGGCAGGGATGAATATAGGAGTTGGACTGAACCCATTATTTGGAAGAGCGTTTGCAGGGAAACCAGTATAATGGTTAGAGTAAAACAATTCGCAGATGATTTAGGTATAAGTAAGAATCAAGCTAAGAACTTAATTAACAAAGGTCGTAACCGAAAAGACGGTGGATCACAAATCTTGGAGAGTGTAATGAAGAAACCAATGTATGCTAAAAGTGGTAAAAATGTGGTACTACCAAAGCCTAGACCAAAGAATC